TCCTCAGCGTCGCCAATAAATTGCCAGCAAGGTACTGTCTTGGTGTCGCCTGGTACGCCTTGGAGTGTGGTGTCAACCGCTGCATAAGGCGTAATCTTTGCAAGCGCGTCAATTTTCGCGTCAATCGCTGGCCCCATAACTTGGGGGTTGATGATATTTTCAAGTTTTGTGACTTCTGCTGCCATCTTTTAGCCTTTCATAATCTCATTGAAAACTTCGGGGTTTTCCTCGTAAAGCCTTGCGCGTTCCTTGTAAGGCATCTTGAGGACTTGGTCTTTCGTGTAGCCTTGGTCATGCTCAGGTGGGTTAGCAGTTTCAGCACCCTTGGTTTCCTTGGTGCTGATAAAATCGGCCCAAGTCTCTTTGATTACTTCCTGCAGCTTTTCAGTGTCCACCAGCGCGCCATCTTTGATTTCAAGTGCGTTAAGGTCGGTCGCTTTGAGCACGGTCGCAAGGTATTTCTCGTTGACGTTCGTGTCTTTAAGCAATTGCTCATATAACGTACTCTTTTCAGCTTTGAGCGCCTTTTCGGCTTCCGCCTTTTCGCGCTCTTTGTTCTCGGCGACTAGCGCTTCAAACTTTGCCTTGTAATCATCTGTTGGCTGCGCTTTCAATTCGTCAACTTCGGTCTGCAGTTCGTCCGCTTTAGCTGCTTTGGCTTTCAAGCTGTCGCGTTCAGCTTTCAAGCCGTCCACTGTTTCGCTATGCGCTTCAATGATTTGTTCGATTTTCTCGTCCTCGATTGACATAGCTTTTAGCATTTTGCGAGTTAGGCTCACGTTCACTCCATTTCTTCGGATTGGTCAGGCTCGGTGCTTTGAGCCATAAAATAAAACAAGCAGGGCGGTGCTTTGCCCTGCTCAAATTATACACTTCATATTTTGCTTGTAAAATAAACACAACTTGTAATGTCAGCCTTGCAACTCTGCCTTAATCATTCTTTGAAACTCGTCCATATTGTTTTTGGCTGCCGGCACCAAATATGGCTGTGCTTTTTGGTGGATTGTTCCAAGTTCAACCTCGGCGGCGTAAGAATCAACTTCACTGCCATCTTCGCCAACCAAAGTTTCCGGCGCACCAATAATTTCGGTATATTCGTCAGCCTGCTGGTGTGTAATCGAGTTTCTGAGCCTGCCAGTGTCGACTGGGACAATTTCCTTTGCGTATTTCTCGCAAGTTTGGCCAACCTTCTCAAGTGCACGCTCAATAGCCTTGTTAAATTCGCTGTGCCATTCTTCCGTGTTGTCGGTCGTCTCTACGCTCATCGGTCTAACCAATCTTCGAAATTTTCAGCCGTAAACAACTCTGAATACTCGTCCGAACCTTCGACGATACAAACCATAGTGCAGCGGCAATTGTAAGTTTGTTCTGGACTTCCTTCGGGTTCGCCCGGGTACTCCAACTCCTCACCGCCAACAATGAACGTGCTGCCAATTTCAACTATTTGGCCGTCAGCGTCTAAATGGTCGGGGCGCGTTCTGTCATCACTTGTGGCCAGCCATTGCTTCACACACTCAATGCCTTTAGCCTTTGCTTCGACATATGATTGTTGGCGTCCGGCGTTCTGCGCGCTAGTATGCGCCGTTCTCACTGTCCGTACTGCCTGCCGATAGTCCATCTGCGTAACGTCACTTAGGCGTTTAGCCATCGAAGGCACCGAATCGCCTGTTACAACTCCAGCATTGATTGTTTGCGCAACCTTTTCGGTAAGCCATTCTGATTGACGTACTTTGTCAACCTTGGGCACAAGGGTTTTGTCCATACTAGCCTTGGCCGCTTTAGCGTCATAAATGTCGAAAGATAAGCCAGTGCGCAAGCTGCCCTTTACTCTGCCATTTGTGACGGTCTCCAGCTTAAATACTTCCCAATTGTGATTAAGCGCGAACGTTTCAAGCATGCTTGCTGTAATTACTTCCGCCGCCTTAATATCGGCCGCCAAGTAAGATGCAGCTGCGCCCTTGCACATTTCCCGGAAATCGTCAGCATTGGTAATAATGAGTTGTTTCCACGCCTTATATTCGCGCTCTGTAATCTCACCAGCTGCAAGCTTCTCGCGCATTCGGGCATCTTCGGTTTCGAACTGCTTTAGCCACTTTTCGACCTTGGCTTTAGCCTCTCGGCCATATTTCTTGTAAATGCGCGCAAGCTTCCGCTCGTCGTCGTCAATTTGGCCATCTGTCCACTCGTGCGCGTAATCCATTATTCAGCATCTTCCTCAGCTTCTTCTTGTGCGCCAAAGAAATTACGCATGCCATCACGGTCGCTGCGCTCGAGTATCTGCGGCACTTCGTCGGTTGTGATATTCGGAAGCTTCCTGAGAATTGTCTCTTGGTCGAGATATTGCGCTTCCTGAACCACTATTTGCACCTGTTCAAGTTGATTACTGATTCGATTGCGCGTGTAAATCGGCGTGTCCTCAATTTCGGCTAAATCAAGCAGTTGCAGAATACATTCTGTCAATTGCTGCTCGAAGTCGTCGGCCTGTTCGTCAAGTGGTTGATACGCTGCGTCTATATGGTCATTCGTGCTGCTTGCTGCGATTGTGTGGACGTCTAGCGCGCCAAAGTCCTCATAAATTCCAGCCTTTAAGTTCTCCAGTGCTGCTTGGCGGGCATTGTAAGGTATCTCTTGGGTGTAAGGCGTGATTCGTGTTCCGTCGTCGCTGTCAACTGTGGCTGCGTGTGTTAGCTTCAATCGGTCAAGTTGGCGCTGTAGGTCTTTGTCGTCCATTCCGCCGGCGTTTTCGAATAGCCAATAAATTTCCGCACAGTCTGTAACGTCATTTGCGAACCCGCTTTTGATTAGGTCGTAAGCATCTATAGCTTCGCGCATTCCCACCAAGGTTGACTGGTGTAGCCTGTTCCCCCATAGCGGAACAATAGGCAAACTGGTGTAGTTTTCCTCGCTCACGACTTCGACTTCATTTGAGGTCGGTGTGTATTGCGTGGTCACTTTGTACGCGCGCTTTTCGTCTTTAATCTTCAACTCATAGCTATGAGCGTCTGTGCCTTTATAAACTGTGTAGCCGTCCTCTTCATACAAAACGGCTGTAACTGGTCGGTCTGCGTCCAAGCGCCAAAAACGAATGCCCGCACGTAACGCTCCAGTGTCCTCGTCCCACAATGGAACAAATTCGGTCACCGGAAACACATGTACGCGGTCAAGATTCCAAAAGCAGAAACTCACGCCATGAATGAGCGCAAGATAACCGGCCTTCTTCATGGCCTGGTCAAACTGCGCTCCACCTAACGCGGCCTTGGTCGTATCCTCGCCGCTCATGTCGGTAGCGTCCGTGCCGTCAACGTTGACGAAAGAAATGCCCTTGCCAAGCGAGTACATGCAGCGCTGAGTGTTTAGGCGATTGAAGAAATTGCTAGCAATTCGATTGTTCGACGCTGTGAAGTCTTTAACCTTCGCGCCGTTCAGCGTGTAAAGTTCGCGCACAAAATGCGTGATAGTTTCATTCTCTTGGCGGTCGTAACTGTCAGCTGAGTGTGCTGTTCGCCACATTCTCCCGCTTTTGTGCTGCAGGATAGCATCGGCAATAAATTCCGGCTTATTTCCGGCCGCTTCGAAGTCTTGAAAAGTTCTGATTGTCATTGCACTCCCCGCTCAAAAATTGATTGATACGCTTCCTCGCGGTTCTTTGCGAGTTTCTTCGTCGCCACGAAATACCTGCAAGCGTCTTGAGCATGGTCTTTTTCTTTCACGGGCGTATCTTCACCCGCACGCTCAAGCCAAATATAGCCTTGGACTTCCTCAACCCAATTCTTGCAAGATTCGGAAACTTTAACAATTCCGGTCTGCAGTGCAATTGCGGTTTCTCGAATACCATTTGCTACGTCGTTTCTGGCCTTCCTTACCTTGAACTTTCGCTCAGGGCAACGACGCAATGCGGCAATAAAACTCGCGGCGCTTGGGTCAATTATAAACTCGCACACTTCATTTGGGCAATCGCTGGTGAACTCCACCATATCGGCAAGATAATCGGCGTCCGTCTTTTGATAACCAAGGTCGCGTCCGCTGTAATAGTATTCGTCAATTGCGTGCCAAGTCCCGAACTCGTCCTTAACCCACTTCAAAGCTGCAAATGCGTTCTGTGTGCCATAGTCGCATGAAATACAATAATCAGACCACACGCCGTCATATGGCTTCTCGGTCGCCTTGTCCCACATGGGGTAAATAAGGCCCTCAGCGTGCGTCCATTTGCCTAGAATATAGCGGTCGTAATAAACCGTTCCCTTGTATTCATTGCATAGGTCTCGCACGTAAGCTT